GTTGAGGTTCAGCCAGGCGCCGCCGCCATCGGGCGGCCCCACTTTGACGACGACGTAGCGCACGCCGTCCATGGTCACGAGGTCGCCGTTAGCCGGCGCGCTGACGGCGGAGAAGGGCACCCAGATCCGCTCGTAGGCCGGTGAGGTGTCCTCCAGCCGCGGCGGGCGGCAGGTGAGAATCCTGATAGACACCTCATCCGCCGGCAACTGCTGGTATTGGACTTCGTAGCCGAAGAAGTCGAGCTGGGCCCGGCGGTGCCGGGCCAGCTCATCTGCAAAGCAGAAACCGGGAGGCGCCATATCCGGCTCGCTAGTTGACCTTCGCCATGAAGCTGGCGTTCGGCCGATACGGCACCAGCAGGGGCGCCGACTGGGTCATGATCAGACGCCGCGCGGGGTCCTCTTCCAGCCAGGACTTGCTGAAGTAGGGCAGCGCCTGCAGCCCCGCCCGCTCATCCTGGATGGCGCCATACGCCTGCACGCCCCCCATGTCGCCCACCCCAAGCACCGTACCGCTCGCCAGCATCGGCGTGACAGCTCCGTCGGCGGCGGCCTTGTAGTAGCCCGCATAGGTCCAGACATTGAAGCCGTCGATGGTGCCGCGGAAAGTGCCGCCGATCGCCCGGATGGCCCCCTGGTCCATCGTGGGAGTCTGCGACAACGCCCGCTGCAGATCCAACCGCGCCTTCACGTCCGCATCGGCGCGGAACAACTTCCAGGCATCCACCTCCATGACCCAATCGCGCACGGCCGAGCCGGACTTCTGGAGGCACAGGTCCGACCAGGTCTGCAGATCGTTGAGCGGGTTCGCGCCGGCCTGACCCCAAGCCGTAGAGGGCGCAGTCGTCAACGCGGCATCACGGCCGAAGTTGACCTCGACTGTCTGGTATTGCTCACCCGAGATGGTCACCTTGCCCGTGGCGAGGATCGCCGCTGCCATCCACTCCAGGCGCCGCGCCACCATCTTGCGATGCGCCTGGAGCGTCGTCGCCACCAGGAGTTGCATGCGCTGCTCCGGCGTCAGGATTCCACCGATCTGTTCGCCCGGCGAGCGCTTCAGCGCCTGGTTGGGATTCCAAACGTTCTTCGGCTTCACGTAAGCCGGCTTGAAGGTCTTGGTCGTGTAGCCCTGGTTGGTCATGATCTGACCGGCCACTACGGGCGAAACGAACGGCGCGAGACCCATCACGTCGTTCTCGACGTCGAAGTGGATCTCTTCGGAGGCTTCCGTCTGGATGCCACCGAAAAACATCGCCAACAGAAACTGTGGCGGAATCTGGAGGCTGTTGACCAGCCCCGTGAGATAGTTGGTGCTGAACAGGTCCATCGTCGTCGATCCTCCTCAGTAGGTGGTCTGCACCGAGCTGATATGGATGCCCTTCTGGCGCAGCCCTTCGCGAATGCCGGCGACGGTGTGGCCCGCGCCGAGTGTCAACGCTCCGGCGGCGAATTCACCGCCGAAGTACGCCACCGTCGCGACGTCTCCATCGGAGGCGTCAGTGGCCTCAGCCAGGATCGCGTCCGGAACCTGCGATCCGTCCACAGCGGCCGTGATCGAAGCCTTGTAACTGCCGCTCCCGGCCGCGATCGTGACGTCGAAGCCCTCGCCAACGATGAAGTCCTGCGTGCCGTCGGCGATCGCAAACTTGATCTGATTGGCGAAGGTTGCGGCCACAGCAACGTCACCGAGAACGTTGCCGCGGGGATCGGTCACCCGAAAGATCCCACCGTTGGTAGCAGCCGTGATACAGCGCACGGTGTAGACACCCACCTGCGCGTTCGCCAGAATGGGTGTCGTCGCATCGAGCGTCAAGTCGCCCGTGTTCTCCGCGTTACCGCCGGGCTTCGCGGCTCGGCTGGCGGCGCCCAAGGTGATCTTTCCCAGCACAGCGCCACGCGCGCAGTTCTGGCCGCTGAGCAGCGTGATGCCGCGGCTGCGGGTCTCGCCGCCGAGCACCAGGCCGTCCGGAGTATAGCTGGTGGAAGAAAAGCTGGCGGACATCGGTTATCTGCCTCCTTTCGCCTGGCCCATGAGCGAGAGAGTGCTCTGGATCGCGGCTTGCGTATCGTCGCCGCCTCCGCCCGCATCGGTGCCTACGTTCGGGTTCGGGACTTTGCCCATCGCCTCGGCGAGCGGGTTCTTGTTTTCGGCAGCCTGCACCGGGGCCGCGGCCAGAATCTTCTGCGCCGCCTCGGCGTTGGTGTCGGTTTCCAGGGCCAGAGTGCGCGCCAGATTGCCGCGCCCCCTGGCCGCATCGCACCCGAGGATCGCGCCCACGCGCTCCCGCTCGGCCTTGCGGCCCGCCGCTTCGCCATCCGCCCTTGCGGCGGCCAGCTCGGCAGCGGTGTGCTTCTTCTGATCGGCGGCGTTGCTCTCCGCCGGATTTGGTCCTTCCATGGACCCTCCTTTCACCGGGCCGGCTGCAGCCCGCCCGTTTGACCTGGCAGCGGAGCCGCCAGAACTTCCAGCCGAGCCGCGCAGCTCGGCTTTGAACTCTTCCAGGGCCTGATCGAAAGTCCCCAGGCGATCCGCAAAACCCACGTCGATGCCGTCTTGCCCCTCATAGATCGCGGCTTCGGTGTTGCGTACCTTCTCCGCACTCAAGCCGCGCCCCTCGGCCACGTACTGGACGAAGCGCTCATACTCGCGTTGGCAACTCGCTTTCAGCCAGGTGCGCGCCTCCTCAGGCAGTGCCTGCCACGGAGAGAAATCCGCCTTGTGGCTGCCAACGTACACCACGGTGGGTTTCACACCTTCGTTCTTTGCCCACTCCGAAAAATCGAAGTGCACGGCAATGACACCAACACTACCCACACCTGCGGTACGAGTGACATAGATCCGATTCGTCTGCGACGCCATGGCGTATGCCGCCGAAAATGCGTTGTCGTCCACCGAAGCCCAGATCGGTTTCTTCTCTTTCGAGGCGCGGATGGCATCCAAGGCGTCCCACAAACCGGCGCACTCGCCGCCATAGGATTCCAAGCGCAGCAGCTTCCCACGGACCTTCGCGTCAGCATCCGCCCGGGCCAGCCTGCCTTTCAGCCGCTCATAGCTGTTCATCTCGGACAGCGGCTCCATCGCGATCCGGTTTACCGAGGTTCCCGTGACATTGATTACTTCGATCTTGTCGTCGGGATCAGCGTCGTCCGGCGTTGACGGCTGACCAGGGACCGTCTCCTGCGGCGCCGTCTCGGCCTGCATCTCCGGAAGAGAAAAACCCATGCGCGGACCCAGGACGCCGAGAATGATCTGCAGCTTGCCCTCATGAACCATCAGCGGAACGTTGAAGACGTGTCCCGCCAGGCGTACGTATCTCATGCCACCGCTCCTTGCACTTCGACCGTCTGCCGTACCGGGCGGTCACTCCAGGCGAAGCTGATCTCCATCTCCGTTTCGAGATCTTTGATTCGCTTCAACTCCGAGGCGCGCTGTTCGAGTGTCTCTTCCCAATCGCGCCCCTGCTCGGCGCATTCGTCTTCGAGCGTGGAGATGTTGATCTTCATTCGGGTCTCGGCCGCATCTGCCTCTTTCACTGGATCCACCCAACCACGCCCCGGACCAATCCATTTGCACTTCGAGTACGCGTACCGGTTTTCGTAGAAGCCGGGCGCCTCAACCAGACCCTGCGAAACCGCCTCCTCAAGCCACAACTCATACGCTGGCGTGCACCAGTAGTCGCACAGCCATTTACGCCGGCCGAGAAAGAACCGCCATGCCTCCAGCAAGGCCGCACGGGCGCTGGAGTAGTTGGTCTTGCTGAAATCCTTCAGCAGCAGCTCGTACGGCATGTTCAGGCCGGCCGCGATGTGCCGGAGAACCGAAAGCGTGAACGGGTCGAAGCTCACAGCCGGGCGCGACGGTGTGAACGGCGCTAACTTGTCGCCCGGAAATACTGGGATCACAGCGGCGCCCTGCAGTTTGGCGACGGTCTGGCGCTTGAGCTCGAGGTATTGCCGGAACTCATTGCTCGTGACATCCCCTCCAAACATGCCGGCAACCTGCTCACCCTCCAGCGGTGTCTCGATGAACGCAGCAATCATCGCGTTCACAATGGCGGCTTGCAGCTCAGTCCGCGTGTACTGGTCGAACATCTTGAACTGCATCAGCACGCTGGTAAGCGTGGGTTTTCCGCGCGACTGGCCGGAGCGCTCTTTGTCATGCACGTGGATCACGCGCAGCCGCCCCCATGCGGTCTCCGACGGAATGCGCTCCCACTCCTGCGACACAGACGACCAGCCCAGGAACGCATCGCCGGGGTGTGCCTTCTGGATCCAATACGCCAGCGGCCGGCCCAGACGGTCCTGCTCGATACCGCCACGCAGAGTGTCGGAGTCCATGCGCCCGTTCGGATTACTGAGCCGATCGGCTTCGATTACCTGGAACTTCGTCGCAAATCGGCCGCCCGTGCCGGGCATCCATAGCGGCAATACGATCGCTTCGCCGTTTAGGAATCCGCCGTTGAAGATCTGGCGCGTGAGGCCATCGAACATCAGGCAATGCGCCGCATCAATGTTGCGTGTGTGTGCATGAGACCGCCACTGCGCCTCTACGCTGTTGCTCCACTCCTCGGCCCAAGCCTTATCGCGGCCCAGCGCTCGATAGTCCGGGGTCGCCGAAAGCCGGTATCCGGTGCCGACAACGTTGTCGCCCTGTGTCTGCAGAGCGCCGGCGGCGATGCCATGGTTTCGCGCCAGATCCCGCGACCGGCCCGACAGCATCCCCAACTCGGGCAACAGGTCCGAATCCGCCGAACCACGCCACGGCAGCCAGTCGGCGATTTCCTTCTGGGTAACGCTCGCGCCCATGTGTGCCGACTCGCCGCCGGAGACATACGACTTCCGGGTTGGTACCGTTGCCGCGGCCGGCTCCACGATCGCTTTCAGTCTGGGCATTATCGTCCACCGAGGAAGTAGATCGGGCCTCGCGGATATCCGCGGACCGCACGCTCGATCTGCTGCGCTAGGGCAGTAATGTACTTCTCCAGCCGAGCCGCATCTGTGGTGGTGAATCGCGTCCGGGTACCATCCGGTGAACTGACCTCTTCCACAGCCGAACCAGTCTGGAGCCGGTGCAGCGCCGTCTCCGCCTCCGTGAAGCGCGCTCTCAAGGTAGTCAGATCAGCCATGCCATCCTCGTTTTTGTAGACGTCTGCAAAGCGGCTACAACCAGGGGTTATCCACCGGGCGCGCAGACCCGAGAGCGCCCAGCACATCCAGAACGGCGCTGCGCGGGGCCGCCGCTGGATTGCGCTTGCGCGCTTCCGCCAGTTGCAGTAATTTCTCTGCTTCGCGGTTGAGCTGCAGCGCAGTGGTCATTCCCAATGCCTGCAGCGCCGCGTAGGCTGTTCCACGATTGTCGAGCGCTTCGTTGCGCGTCGATGGCGTCTTCTTCTTCCAGGCGTATCGTGGAACCGGACCGGTATAGTCGGGAACGCGAATCTCCGCGGTCAGCATATTGAAGTACTCACGATCACGATCAGCGGGAAAATGGCAGAACCCCGGTCCAGGAGTTGGGATCCTCAATCGCGCGTAAATGATTTCCTTGATCGTATCGACGCCGATCGGCACGGAAGGGATCAGCGGTCCCCGTTGCTTACGCAGTCTGGTTGGCCAAACGGCCCGGCCATACCCCTCACGCCCGATCGTTGCCCAGACCTTCCGATTGTGTCGTGCGCTACAGAATTTGCGAACGGTCTCCGCCTGGTAGCCGGCGTCAATACAGGTGCCACGGATGCTCAGTGTAACCCCCAGTTCGCTGAGCCATTCACCGTTGAGCCAGGCGTCGAGTTCCTGCCACACCTGGTGGCCCACATCGCTGGGATCCCCCGGGAAGACACGGTATTCGATGTTCCAGCTTTCTTCGTCGCGACCCCACCCAACCAACTCAGCCTCGATGCGGTTGCCCTGCACGTCCACGCCGGCGGTCAGCACCACGGCGCCGGCCGGCACGGTCGGACCGTAAGCCTCGCGCCGGGACAGCAGCACATCCGCGTCCGCCTTCGCTTCAGCCGGGTCGCTGTACGGCAGTCCCAGTTTGAGATTCCAAAACGTTTTGCGCTTGATGGGGTCCTTATGCTCGGCATCCCAAGCCGTAGCCAGATTCACCCAGGAGTTTCCCGGCCAGCCGTACGGATAGTAGAGCGCATTGATTTGGTATGAGCGGATCTTCCCACGCCCCACACCCGGCGCCTGCGGCTCCCAGTGCCCGCGGCGGAGCGGTTCCACCTTCTGCCACTCCTCAAACGCATCACCACAGTGTTCGCACTGATACCGCACCTGGTCTGGCTGCCCCTTGGGCCAACGCAGCCCGCCGAGACGTCCTTCCTTCACGCGATCCGAGCCGAAGATGAGCGCCTGTTCCCGGCCACATAGCGGGCAAGGCATGTAGTAGAGCCGCTGGTCGCCTCGCTTGTGCCACCTGGCGATGAGCGAGATTTCTTCGAGGGTTGGTGTGGAAATCAGGCCGATTTTCCGATTCTGGAATGCCGCGGTGCGCTGGATCGCGAGTTCGGTTGTGTCGCCTTGCCCGTCGAGGTCGGCCTTATAGCCATCCACTTCGTCCATGAGCAGGTTCTGTGCGGGGAAGCTGCGCACATCGTTCGAAGCATTGGCACCGACTATGAACAACTGCGTGCCGGAAAACTCTTTAAGCGAACTGGTATTGGACAGGTCCCGCGATCGCGGCCGCGCTACCACGTTGCGCAGCACGGGGCACAGCTCGATCATCGGGTCGAGCCGGACCCGCACGAACTTCCTTGCCGTGTTGTGTGTCGGCAGCATCAGCATCGTGCTGTTCGGATACCGGTGCATGACGCACCCCAGCACATTTAGGAGAATCTCAGTGCCGGCCCCCTGCGCCGCCTTCATGAGGACGGACATTTCCACCGGCGAGGACGGCGAGAAGTTGTCCATAATCTCCCGGGTGTAGGGTACGAACTCCGTAACCCACGGCCCTTCTTTGGGCGACGGCTTTCCTACGATGCGGTACCGGTCCGCCCATTCGCTTACCTTCACATCCGGATCCGGGCGAAGGCCCTCTGCGAACGCGGCGCTAACCAGCGAGGCTGCCGTAACGAACATCGTCCACCACAGTCGCGAAACGTGCCTGAATCTCATCTGCCACTCTCTTGTCCGCTTCCCGCAATGCCGCG